CTTTTTGCCCACGCCTGAGCCATGCCGGACCCTGCCGCCGATCCGGCTTTTTTTTGCGCCCAAAATTCTGATGGGGTGAATACCCCAGAGGACAAGACCCCATTGCAGGCCGCCCGGGCCGCCGAGGATTCCGCGCCTTTTCTTTTTAATTTTGAGGAATTGAGTGCGGAGAAGCTCGAAGGCGGCGGTGAGTTCACCGGCGAGCGGTTGCTGGCCCGCAGGCCGGATGCTTACCAGGCGATTATTCGGATGAGCGCCGAGGGGTTGAGCATTTCCGCCCAGGCTCGGGCGCTTGGGGTGAGTCGAAACACGGTTTGCGCCGTCAGGGATCGGGAAGGGTTTTCTATAGAGCAGGATAAAAAGGATTTATTGCGGGATGTTCGGCGGGCTGCCCGGCTTTCGGTAGAGAGGGCCATCGAGCTGGTGCCGGGAATCCAGAGCGCCAAAGACGCGGCCATCGTGGCTGCCGTCATGATCGACAAGATGCAACTTCTCAGCGGAGAGGCGACCGCCCGCGTCGAGCGGGTCGAGGTTAGCCAGGACAAACTCTCGGAGATGCTGGCGAGCCTGCCGCTCCTCGAGGCCGAGGTCGTCCCGCTAACCGGTCCAAGCGCCGCCGCGCCGGAACAAAAGGGGACCGCTGCCCTGCCTGGCGTGATGCCTGCCGGGGTTGTCTCTGATTCGTTATCAGATGGTTTGCCCTCCTTTACAGATAGAGGCGAGGCGATGTCTGCCACTTTGTCCGCCACTTCGCCCCACGCCGCCGGTGTCGAGCCGGTCGAGGCCGAGGCCGGGCTGGTCGATCAGGAGGGGGGGGAGGGGGTCGCGGATTTTGCACCCCCCCCATCACAACCCACTGGTTTGGGTTCACAGAAAATTTTTGACAAAGGGGTCTCTGCTGCCCCGCAGGACGCCTCGGATTCATCAACCCTACCATGAGCAATAAAAAACAAAAAAACGCCGCGCCGGAGCCTGCTCTGGCTCAGGACACGCCGACGCCTCCCGCGCCGGAATACATCAATGCCCGCCTCCTTGGGCATGAGCTAAACAAGCAGTTCCTCACGCTCTCCGTTCCCGATGGGTCGGGGGGCTTCACCCGTGCACGGATGCGCGTGCCGCTCCGCCTTTCGCATTGCTTCAAAAAAAACGCCGTCGTCCGTGTGCGTCGCACGAACGATCCCCTTGTAGTCGAACCCTTTCCTTCGATTTTATGAAAAAAACACCCGTTACCCTCTACACCACCGCGCCGGAGTCGGTCGCTTTGTTCCGCCGATTTCTGGAAAAACAATCCCCCCGCGTCACCGCCACCGCCTTTCTCTCGGCCCTTCGCGCCCGCCGCCATAGGAGGTCTCTATGAAGTCCCGTCTTATCACAATAGACACCGAGACCGGCGGCCTCGATCCCGAGCGCCACGCCCTCCTGAGCGTCGCTGCCGTGGATAGCAAGGATGGCGAGGCGTTTGTCGGCCTCATTCGCCCCCATGCCGATTGGATCACCGAGCCCGAGGCGTTGGCCAAGAACGGCTTCACCCTTGAGTTTCTGCAAAAAAACGGACGCCCCGAGCGCGATGTCCTGCAAGACCTCGCCCTCTGGCTGGCCCAGCGCCGGTTCAGCATCCTCGCCGGGTGCAATGTCGCCTTCGACCGCGATTTCCTCAAAGCCGCCTTTGCCCGTTACGGCATGACCTGGCCGATGCACAAGAGCATCGACCTCCAAGCCGCCGCCTGGCTGGCCTACGAGGCCGGTCGGCTCCCGCTCCCCGAGGGCAAGGACGGCCTGCCCCGCCTCAGCCTCGACCACATCGCCGCCACCATGGGCTTCTCCCGATCCAGCAGCGTGCACAACGCCCTCGAAGACGCCCTCATGACCACGGCCTGCCTCCGCCGCCTCATCGACCGCCTACCCCCCCCGACCATTGTATGAAAAAAAACGGCCAAGAATTTCTGGAAGTTCTCGACGACCGCGACGCGAGGGCCGGTTGGAAGCTTACGGGCGGTGGCCGCGACATTGACCGCGCCTGCGCCCGCTGGCTCGAAAAACACACCCCCCCCTCCAAAAAGAAAAAACGCCGCTTCGGCAATTACTAATTATGAACGCAAAAATCGAAAGCGAAATCTGGGACGACCCCGATTTCATGGAACTCCAAGACACCGAAAAGCTCGCCGTCTTCTGGGTTCTCACCAAAGTCAACCTCCTCGGCTATGTCGAGATCACCCCTCGGAAGTTCTCCCGCGACATCGAAGCCCCTTTCCATGTCATCGAAGCAGCTTGCAAGGGGCTTCCAAGGGGCTTCGTCCGCACCGAGCGCGGGGTCTGGTGCCGCAACTATATTCGCAAGCAATTTGGTTTCGGGCAGTCGCTTGTGCGTTCTCACATGGCAAAAAGCATCCGCAAGCAAATGGAGAATGTTCCCGAAGAAGTCTGCCTTTTGATTCTTAAAGAATATCCCGAAATCTCTCCATGCCCGAAGGGGCTTGGTAGCTCCTTGGAAGCTACAATAGAAGGAGAAGGAGAAATAGAAAGAGAAGGAGAAATAGAAGAAGGGGGTGTGGGGGAAACTGTCTCAGCGCCACCATCCAAAACTAAAGTTTTAACGCAACCCCTTCGCAGAGGCAACTATCTTCCAGACGATGATTTTTGGAAAGAAATGCAAGTGCATTATCCATATATCAATGTCGAGATAGAGTCTCGCAAAATGGATGCCTGGCTCTTTGCTAATCCAGACCGCAAAAAAACGCGCAAGTTCTGCCTAAATTGGCTGAACAAAATTGAGCCACCGCTTTTGTCGGCAAAAAATCCAGTCGCTACAGCCCTCGTCGAACCCGTTGGCTGGAAAGAAATTGTCGAAGCCGACTACCCCGAATCTAACCTTACCACCTGGGCCGCTCTCCCTGACAGCATGAAGGCATTTGTTGATCTTAAAAAACGCGGTCTAATAAATTAACAACCAAAACAAAAACAACATGATAAACTACATCGAAACCATCCAAGAAGCCACCGACGGCCCCCGCGTCGTCACCCGCCACTACCCCGATTGCGTGAATGATTTCCTCCGCTGGCAAGTCGGCATCTACACCGCCCGCCCCGTCGAAGAACCTCTCTATGAGACTATTTACGACGAAAAAGGAAACCCCATCCTCACCGAGTCCGACGCCATCCAGCACCGACTCATCGGCTACGAGACGAACCCCACCGTCTTTGTCAAAGTCTTCCACCTGCTCGGCTTCGGCGAAAATTTAAAAATAGCCGCCGCCGCCGCCTCTCCCAAGCTCGCCGCCCTCGCCGCCTGATGAAAAGCTCCCTACCCGAAAACCTCCTCGCCGAGCGAGCCGTCCTCGGAGCCGCCATCGCCGATGGCCGCCACGCCGATGCCGTGTTGGAGGTCGTGAGCCCCGACCAGCTCACGCACCCCGCCCACCGCCTCATCCTCGCCTGCCTCGCCGCCATGCGTGAGAAGGCCCGGCCCGTCGATCTCATCCTCGTCACGACCGAGTTGGAAAAGCTCGGCCAGCTCGAAGAGTGCGGTGGCCACCACGGCCTCACCGATCTCGTCCAAGATCTCGCCGTCACGGCCAACTGGCGCTACTACGCCGTCGAAGTCCTCGACATCTGGAGACGCCGCGCCATGCGCTCCGCCGCCCTCGCCATGGCCGAAGCCGCCAACGACCCCGCTCTCACCACCGAGGACGCCATGGAACGCTGCGAACAAGCCCTCTACGGCCTGCGTGAGCAATCCACCCGCGAAAACCCCGTCTCTCATTGCAAGACCGCCGTGCTTGCCGCCGTGGATCACATCGAGAAAGTTTACGCCAGCCGAGGCCAGACCGTCGGCCTTGCCACCGGCATCCACGATCTCGACCGCTCCACCGGCGGATTCCTCGGAGGCCAGATGATCGTCATTGCCGCCCGCCCCGCCTGCGGCAAATCCGCACTCGGGATGCAATTTGCCATCCACGCCGCGATGCAATCCGCCGTGCCCACCCTCGTTTTCTCGGTTGAAATGCCCAGCACGGAACTCATGGTCCGCGCTATCTGCTCCGAAGCCGTAATCGATCTTCAACAAGTCCGTAACGGATTCCTCGGCACCCGCGAGCTTGCCGGAGTTGGAGCCGCCGCCGGGCGACTCGCCCAGGCCAAGCTCTACCTCGACGACACCCCCGGCCTCACCGTCGCCCAATTCCGCTCCCGCGCCCGCCGCGCCAAGACCCAGCACGGCCTCGGCCTCATCGTCGTCGATTACCTGCAATTCATGCACGGCAGCAGCAAGAGGGCAGGGGAGAGCCGCGCCCTCGAAGTCAGCGAGATTAGCAAAGCCATCAAGACCACCGCAAAAGAACTTAACATCCCCATCATCGCCTTGGCCCAGCTGAACCGCGACGCCGACGAAGGCTCCAAGCCCAAGCTCTCCAACCTCCGCGAGTCCGGCAGCATCGAGCAAGACGCCGACACCGTGCTCCTCATTCACCGCCTGGATAAAAACAAAAAACGCGACGCCGACGAAGAGCCCATGGATCACAACACCCTGCTCATCTTGGCCAAGCAAAGAAACGGCCCCACCCCAGAGATCAAGCTGAACTTCATCGGCCAGCACACCATCTTCCAAAATGTCACCGAAAAACTCTACAGCAACAACCAGAACGAAAGGCAGAAATGAAAAACACCGAAACCAACTCCATCATCACCTGGTCGCCCGCCAAGCGCGGGCTGCCAGATAGCGACATCACCGTCCTCGTCCACCTCGCCGATGGCGAAGTCTGGACCGGCTTCCACGATGGCGAAGTCTGGCGATTCGTCTCCGGCGACCGCATCGAGTCCCAAGTCGTGCATTGGGCACCATTCCCCGAACCGCCCACCAAGCAGCCCGCTAAATGAAAAACACCATCGACCCCGAAATCGCCTGCCCCGCCTGCCGCCGCGAGTGGCAGGACCACCCCGGCGTCGCGCATACCTGCCGACTCGCCACCGAGTTAGCCGCCAGCCTGCGCGACATCCTCACCTATGTCCGCGCCCCCGAATACTCCCGCGACATCGGCGAGCAGGAAATCTTCTTCGACGCGGTGGAAAACGCCCGCCGCCTCGTCGTCAAAGCCGGGCATTTCCAAGACTATCCCCCCGAGCCCCATCCATGAAATTGACCACAAAGAACACAGAGGACACGGAGAGGGAGTTTTTAATTATCTACCGCTGGATTGAGAGAAATCATCCTGACGGATTTATTGATTCTTTAAGTTATTCTCAAAATTTAGAGCGCGTTACGGATCGGTGGTATAACCGTTTTGACGAGTTGGAACGCGAGCGAAACCAGGCGCGGGACCAAGTGGAAGAACTCACAGCCGTCATCAAAGGGCTCCGCGCCATGATGCGGGATGCCACCAAATGACCTGCCCTATCTGCCAAGCCGAGACCGGCGTTGTCACTTGCCGGGCGGAGGGCCATCAAGTCCACCGCCTGCGCGAGTGCGCTGCCGGGCACCGCTTTTACACCTGCGAATTGCCCGCCGAAGGCCGGTATCCCTGGCCAAAAAAACCCGCCCCCAAACGCCCCAAGCCCAAACCCAAACAACAATCCACCCACTGGCTCGCCCGCATCGCCGCCTTCGTTTCCGCATGAACTCACTCCGCGACTACCTCACCGCCCGCCGCTTCGATCCCGACCACGCCCTCAATCTCCTCCAAGACCACGGCATCATCTCCGACGAATGCGTCACCCCCGAAGATGTCGGCGACTCGGGAAAAGCCATCACCTGGTTAAGCCTCCGCGAAGATGAACTGAAAGGAGCTACAAAATGAAAGAAGTAGATTGTCTGGTGCATACATCCGCTGATGATTTGCGGGTTCAAACCAAGTATTTCCGCATGACGGGAGTTTATCCTGAGAGTGCTGTTTTGCGTGAAGCTCACGAAACTTGCGTGCGGCTTGGCTACAAAACGAAAGCAAAAATTTTGCAGCCTCTTTTGAAACGCCCATGATCCCGCAAACCCCCAACCCCGTCATCCCCCCCATCGAAGTCGAAGGCCGCCGCGCCGATGGCAGCTTCGTCGTCCGCTACCGAGGCCAAAAGCTCGCCGCCACCGAGGCCCAACTTCTCGCCATCCACCGCGAGCGCGAGGAGCAGATCGCCCGCATGGTCGAAGACCCTTGGCGCTACGGCTGGCTGAACCCCGCCTGGCAACGAGCCGATTCCGCCTACGACAGCCTCCGCGAGAAATTCCCCAAAGGCGTCACCGAACTCCTCATCCTCGGCGGCAACCGCTCCGGCAAGTCCCGCTACTTCGCCCGCCGCGCCATGCAGCACCTCGTCGAAAAGCCCGGAGCCAAAGTCTGGTGCCTCCAATCCACCGAAGCCGCCAGCATCCAAAACCAGCAACCCTACTTGTGGGAATACCTCCCCAAAGAGTGGAAACCCAGCGCCTCCGGCAAACTCAAAAAAGGGGCCGTCGCCAACATCACCTACTCGCAGAAAGGCGGCTTCACCGAGAACTCCTTTGTCCTGCCGAATGGCTCCCAATGCTGGTTCAAGTTTTACTCGATGGAAGTCACCTCGATAGAAGGTGCCGAGTTAAATTTCTGTTGGGCAGACGAATTAGTGACCCCGCTGTGGCTGGAAGCCCTTCGTTTTAGGCTACTTACCCGCGACGGCGAACTCGGCATCGGGTTTACACCGATCGAAGGCTACACCACCACCGTCAAAGAATACCTCGATGGCGCGAAGACCTTGGAGGAATGCCCCGCTCCGCTCCTGCCCCGCTACCGCGACGGCCACCTCCTCGGCGTAGAGAGCGTCCCCCGCATCCAGCAATGCACCAGGGAAAAAGCCCGCGTCGTTTATTTCCACACCTCCGACAATCCTTACGGAAACCCCGAGGCCATGGAGACCGAGCTGCGCGGCAGCAACCGCGAGCGAATCTTGATGCGAGCCTACGGCGTCCCCACCAAAGCGCGGATGTCCATGTTCCCCAAGTTCCGCGAAAATGTTCATGTCGTCCCTCACGACAAAGTTCCCACGGCGGGAACCGTTTTCCACTTCGTCGATCCCGGCGAAGGGAAAACTTGGGCCATGTTGTGGATTCGATTCACCCCCGATGGCCGGTGCTGGATTTACCGCGAGTTCCCCGACCAACTCGACTACATCGAGGGCGTCGGCTACCCCGGCCCGTGGGCCGAAGCCGATGGCAAGCTGCAAGACGGACGCCCCGGCCCCGCGCAAAAAGCCTGCGCCGGGTTCGGCTTCGAGGACTACAAGCGCCTCATTGAAGCCGCCGAGAAAGCCGACTCCGCCGAGCCCGCCGAGCGTTGGATGGATTCCCGCTACGGCAACACCCCCACCATGACGCATGAAGGCGTGCGCACCCTCATCGAGCAATGCAGCGAGCGCATCGGCCTCGACTTCCGCGCCACCAGCGGCCAAGCCATCGTCGAAGGCGTCACCCTGATAAACGACTGGCTCGCCTACAACGACGAAGCCCCCGTAGATGCCCTCAACTCCCCCCGCCTCTACATCTCCGAGCGTTGCCAAAACCTCATCTACGCCCTCAAGACCTGGACCGGCAGCGACGGCAAACGCGGTGCAACAAAAGACTGGATTGATATTTGTCGCTATATTGCGCTCTCCGGCGTCGAATACGAAGACCCCGCCTCCCTCCGCACCCGAGGAGGCGGCTGCTATTGACCTCCCCCCGTAAAATCAAAGCATCCATGAAACTACTCCGCCGCCGCGATGTCATGGCCCGTCTGGGCGTTTCCGCAAAGCAAATCACCAAACTCATCGACTCGGGCATTCTCCGCCCGATTCGCCGCCAAGGAGCCCGCGCCTGGTATCGCGCCGCCGACCTCGAAAAACTCGCATGAGCACCAAACGCACCGACAACCACGGCAGCCTGAGCCGCAACAAGAAAAAGGAAAAGGAAACGCACCCCACGCACAAAGGCTCCTGCACCATCGAAGGCCGCGAGTATTGGCTCAGCGCGTATGTGAACGAAAGCCGCGACACCGGAGAAAAGTATTTCAAGCTCTACTTCGAGCAGAAGAAACCCCGCGAGGATTCCGCTGCCGAGCCGCATTCCGCCTCGCTCCCCGAGTCTCCCGACATCCCCTTTTGATGAGCGCCGAAGACTTGCAAGCCGCCTGGTGCGTGCCGCCCGAGGAACTTTGGTTCCGCAGCGTCATCGCAAAAATTACCGACGCCATCGAGGACGCCGCCGAGATCACCTGTATGCCGCAGACCGCGCAGAACCCCGGCCTCCTCGCCCACAGCGCCGGTGGCCTCGAAGCCCTCCGCACCCTCCGCGAAGAAATCGAGCGCACCCGCGCCGAGGCATTCCAAAACAAATTTCGACAGGCAGACGCATAAAACGGATGAGCGGCAGTGGAGCATGGCTTCGACCCGCCGCATCGAGGTCGGGAGGCGTCCGTATGGGGCGACCGCAACCTTGGAAACCCGGCGGCTGAAAAGGGAGTGCGCATCCCGTCCCTGTCTTCTTCCTCCCCCTCTCCGTGTCCTCTGTGTCCTCTGTGGTCAAATCTTTTTAGCCCCCGTTAGCACCCATTAGCTCCCGTTAGCGCCCATTGCGCCAGCACCCCCTTCCGCTTCGCAATTTTCGCAGGCATTTCCTTTCGCAAGCGAGGGCTGAACTGCTCGCCGCGAACTCCGTGGAAACCGTGCGGAGCCGCATAAAACCTCAGTTCTGACACCGCGACTTGGAGCAATAAACCATGGACCAGACAGAATCAGCATTCAGCATCGGCGAAGTCATCGACGCGCTGGGAGTCACCCTCCCGACCGTAGATGAGACAACTCCGGCGGCCCCCGAGGCCGACCAGGAAGCAATCGCGGATGAGACACCTGACAATACAACCGAAGAAACCGAGACCGAAGATTCCCCCGAAGATTCGTCCGATTCGTCTGATCCCTCCGACGAAGCAGACGACGAGCCCGAGGAAACCGACGCCGACACCGACGACGAAGACCCCGACGAGGAGCCTGTAGAGGCCGCGCCCGCCGCCGTGAGGAAACTCACCAAGCGTGTGGACAAGCTCACCGCCCGCGCCAAAAGCGCCGAGGAGCAAGCCAACACCCTCCAAGCCGAACTCGCCGCCGCCCGGGATGCGCTGACCAAAGCTCAGCCCATCGTGCTACAAGACGCTGCCGACCCACTCGGCGATGTCACCACCGCCGACGCCCTCGAAAGCCGCCTCGCCGCCGCCAACACCGTCCTCGACAATGTGCCCGACCTCATTGCCAAGGCCGATATGGAAGGCGAAGTGGAAGTGCCCATGGGAGACGGCAGCACCCGCAAGTTCACGAAGCAAGAGCTTCAAGACCGCCTGCGAGTCGCCCGCCAAATCCTCAAGTCCGAGCCCGCCCGCCGGAACTACCTCGCCCAGCGCGAAACCTTCCAGCACGAAGCCCGGCAAGTTTATCCCGAGCTTTTCCAGGAAGACGCCCCGGCCCGCAAGATGATGCTCACCACGCTGCAAGCCTATCCCGGCATCGCCAAGCTCCCGAATCTCGAACTCATCATCGGCGACGCCATTCGCGGCCAAGCCCTCCGCTTCCAGCAAGCCGAGGCCATGGCCAAAAAATCCGCAGCGGCCAAGCCAAAAGCTCCCGCCGCTCCCGCGAAAACCGCCGTCGCTCCCAAGGTTGTCAGCCCCTCAGCCGCCCCTAAAACCAAGTCCAAAGCCGACCCGCTCGAAATGTTGAAGAAGTCAGGAAACCGTGATGCCGCCGAGAATTTCGTCGCCTCACTTTTCAACTAAACCCAACCCAAAACTTAACACCCCCAAACCACCACCATGGCAGCTACCCCCATCACCACAGTCAAAGGCCAACGCGAGGATCTTTCCGACGCGATGGTCCTCATCGAACCCGGCGACACGCCCCTGTTCAGCCTCTGCAAAAAATCAAAAGAGCCCACGAATGTTCTCTTTTCTTGGCCCGCCGACCGCTACAACGACCCACAAACCGCTGGCGTCCTCGCCAACGATGATGTCTCCAGCTTCGACGACCAGCACGCGAACCGCGAACTCCTCTCGGGCCGCATCCAAAAAACCCGCCGCAGCTTCCAGGTCGATGATCTCGTGGAGCAAGTCTCTGATTTGGCAGGAGTTGGCAAAAAGCAGGCTTTCAACAAAGCCGCCGCCAAAGCCCTCGTCGAACTCAAGGTGGACATCGAAGCCATCATGGGCAGCGACAACGACAGCCAGGTTCAATCCGGCGCAGCACCCTACAAAACTCGCGGCATCGGAAGCTGGGTCAGCTCTGTTGCACAATTAGACACAGCCACCGCCGTCCCCGCCGCGTTCCGCACCCCTGCCGCGTCGATCAACACCACCGCCACTGCTTCTCTCACCGAGAACAATGTCATTGATGTGTTGGAGTCGATGTTCAAGGTCCGCCGCGCTCGTCGCAACTACGACCTCGTTTGCGGAACGAGCCTCAAGCGTGCGTTCACCAACTTCATCCGCACCACAGCGGGCTCGACGAATGTCATGTCCTCCGTGCGCACCTTCAACAGCAATGTTTCCGACAAGAAGATCGTGAACACTATCGACCTGTATGAGGGAGATTTTGGCGTTCTCTCATTGCATGTCTCGACCTACCTCGCTCATGGCGCGGCAGCCGCCGTTTCAGCCGCTCGCGGCTATGTGCTCGACATGGACCTCGTGTCCATCGGGTTCAATCGCAAACCAAGAATGGAAGAGCTTGAAGACCGTGGCGGTGGACGCCGTGGCTTCTGCGACGCCATTTTTGGCGTAGCGGTAAGCAACCCGCAGGTTCTCGGCAAATTTGCCGCAACGACCTAATTCCGCCCCCCAGCCCTTGCCGGTGGCCCCTCGTCTCGGGACAGGCCACCGGCAACCGGGCTCCCCTTTTTGACAATGGAAATCCTCAAAGAAGCCCTCAGCGACCTTCCCAGCGAACTCGCCGAAGGAGCGAAATCGGAACTCTTCTCGCAGTGGAACTCCCGCGCCGTGCAGGCCGACGCCCGCCAGCACGCCATCGCCGCCGACCACGCCAAGCAAGACCTCCGCTCCATCGAAGGCGTGGGCGCTTTGACCCTCTCCGTTGATCCCCAAATTTATCACTTCTGGAATTGGAAAGTCCCCGGCTGCTGGCGCGACTCCGATTTCATCGCCTGGTTCAAACGCAACTTCCCCCAATGCGTCGTCAAATGCGGCGGCACAGGGAAGTTCGCCATCCTCATGCCCGGCCTACGAACAGCATGACTGAATCCGACGAGCCAGACCGCGACACGAAATACTGGATCGGCCAGCTCACCGAAGCCGCCACCGATGGCGGCTGGTTCTCCTCCGTCCGCTCGCGCAACTACGACACCCGCATGGCGCTGTGGGACGGCCAATCCTCCGATGGCAAAAAGTGGCCTGAGAATTACGGCAAAAATGTTTTCCCCTGGTCCGGTTCGAGTGATTGCCGCATCCGCCTCGCCGATCTCGTCTGCAACCGCGAGGCCCAGCTTTGCCTCACCGCCACCTTTGCCGCCCGCTTGCAAATGATGCCGGTCGAATCCTCCGACGCCCTATCCCGCACCGCCGCCGAGGCCGTGCTGAAGTGGATGCTCTTCACCCACTGCGCCAGCGACCTCCGGCGCGAACTCGAACTCGCCCTCAACATCCGCGCCACCTACGGCATCGCCATCATGGGCGTCTTCTGGAAAACCACGACACGCATTGAGCAGAAGAGCGTCAGCCTCGAAGACCTCATCGTTATGGCCCAAGAGCAGGGCGACCCCGCCTCGCCGCTCGCCATGCTCATCGGCGCGATCCTCGACCCACTCCAAGAAGAAATCGCCATCGAGCTCGCCGAGCAATTCGCCCCCGGCACCGGCACCGCCGCCAATGTCCGCAAGCTCCGCGAAGGCGGCACCGTCGAATACACCGAGCCCTACATCTTTGAGAGCAAGCCCGAGTGGACCGCCCTCGAACCTTTCAACGACATTATTTTCCCCACCGCCACCTACGACCTCCAACGCGCCCCCTGGATCGCCCGCCGCGAAATGGTGACTTGCGAGGAGTTGGAAGAGCGCACCGTCACCGAAGGCTACCCCTACGACTTCTACGAGAAGGCCGAGAACTACAAAGGCACCAGCCTCTGGCCGATCTACGCCCACCAGAACACCAACCGCCGCGACTCCATCCTCTGGCAAGACCACCGCGACCTGGTGGAAATCTGGCATGTCTATTCCAAGGAAACCGACGAGAAGACCGGAGCCACAAAAATCATGTGCCGGGTCATGCACCCGAATGTGGACATCTTCGCCAAGGAAGAAATCTCTCCCTACTCGCACGGCGAATATCCTTTCATCGAACTCCCCCGCGAGCGCGTCACCCGCTGCCTCATCGAAGCCCGAGGCATCCCCGAGATCGTCAGCACCATGCAGGCGGAAATCAAAACCCAGCGCGACTACCGCACTGATCGCGCCGGAATCGCCATCCTGCCGCCCATGCGCGTGCCCGCCAACCGTGGCAAGCTCGACATCATCCTCGGCCCCGCCGTGCAAATCCCCGAGCGCCGTCCCAACGAAATCGGCTGGATGCAACCTCCGCCCTTCGACCAAGGCACCATCGAGATCGAACGCGCCGTCCGCCGCGATGTGAATGAATACTTCGGCATGGCAGGCGAGGGGGTTGATCCCAACTATGTCGCCCTCGTCCAGCAGCACACGGTGGACCGCTGGCTCCGCGATTTTAAGGGCATCATCACGCAGACCTACCAGCTCATGCAGCAATACATGCTGCCCGTCCAAATCCTCCGCGTCTCCGGTGGCCAAGTCCTCCCCTTCCAAGCCGACCGCGAAAGCATCCAAGGCAAGTTCGACCTCATCGTGGATTGGGACGCCCGCAACCTCGACGCCGAAGCCCTCGGGGCCAAGCTCGACTACATCAGCAAAGCCATCGTGCCGATGGATACCGCCGGAGTCATCGACCGCGCCGGACTCATCAAATTCATCATGAGCGCCGTCGATCCCGTCTTGGCCGAAATGCTCGTCCGCGACCCCGGCCCCGCCGCCGCCATGGAAGCCAACGAAGAACAACTCGCCTTCACGAAAATCGCCGCAGGCACCGAGCCCGAACTTCCCGCCGAAGGCCAAAACCATCAGCTCCGCGCCCAAGTCCTCCAAGGCATCATAGCCGCCAACCCCGCCCTCCAGCAGCGCATCCAGCAGGACGAGATTTTCCGCAACATGATCGAAGCCCGCATGAAGGGTTTCAACTTCCAGATCCAGCAGCGAGAAAACGCCCAGATCGGCCGCCAAGGCACCCTGCCAGCCTTGCAACAAGGAGGCGCACAATGAAGGCCACTCCCTACCGCACCGTCCGCGATGGCGTCATCAGCCGCATGGGCATCGACCCTGCGCAGCCGCTCATGGCTTCGCAGGCCACGGCGCTCGCGGAGTATCTCACCACCGCCGCCGCCACCGCTTGGACATTCTTTGATTGGCCCGAGGTTTATTTGACTGAGGCCCGAACGCCGGTGGGCGATGGCTACGCGCCGGGCATTTTTACCTACGAGTCGGATTATGTTGGCACGACCTCTTACATTGGCCGTGCCGTGCAGGGATCGTCGTTCGCTGATCTCGAATGGCGAATCAAACGCGTCACCACGACCGCAGCGGGAGACCTGCTGAATATCGACACGGCGGAGAATGTCGCATGGAACGACCGCCTGACCGCGACCTACATCGAGACCAGCGAGAATGCCCCAGCCGAGGAGTTCATTCCCTATGTGCTGCTGGTGCAAAATGGCATGAAGGTGATCGGCAATGTGCTCAAGGTTTATGACATCAAGCCCGACGAGGGCCGTGTCACTAAGTCTCTCTCCTTTGTTGTCACCGACGACCGCATCCTCATCACCGATACGGACTACATCTCTGGCCAAGTCTGGGTCGAGTTCTCACTACCGCAGCCCCGCTTCACAGCGACCGCTTTCAACTCCTCCACCGCCTATGCAGCGGGCGACCTCGTTTACTACAACACCACCGGCGATTGCTACGAAGCCCTCGCCGACACCACCGGCAATCTCCCGACCAATGAGGAGTTCTGGCTACGCCACCGCATCCCCGCCTTCCTCGCTGATTACCTTAAATTTTACGCACTCGCCGAGACGCTTTCCGAGGACGGCCAGATGGACAAGGCCAACTACCAGTTCGCCCGAGCCGAAGGCATCCTCCAGCAGCGAATGGACGACGCCTGGCTGCGCAAAGGCGAGGTCCGCCGCTGGTCCGCTTCGTTCCAATAATCACCCCTTGACACCCTCTCCCATAATTAAATTAACGACATGAGCAACCCCACCGTCCAGATCGCCGCCCGTTCCTCCTCAGGCATCGTGCAACCCGTCCAAGCCACTCCTGATGGGGCTCTGCGAGTCACCACCGGATTTCCAGTTCCTCTCTACGACAAGTTTGAAGTCTTCAAAGTCGGTGCCACGAACAACACCAATTACACCGAATACTCCTTCGCTGGCACCGCAGTCGCCCGCATCCGCATGACCTATTTCGGCGGCGTTCCCACGACAGACAACGCCCAGCTCCAGACCTCATTCGTTCAGTATCCCCCCTTCGCGTAACCATGTCGCAAGTTTCGTTCGATCCCCTCACTGGCACGATGATCAGCACCACCGCCCAGGTGGCGCAGCTCGACTCCTCGGGCCAAGTCTCCGGCTCGATGATTCCCGACGAGTTCGACGATGTGCAGACTTTCCCCGCCGTGGCCGACTTCCCCGCGCCTGGCTTGGTCGGCCGCATTTACTTTCCCGCAGATACCAACCTCCCACACCGTTGGGACCCCGAAACCCTTTCCTACATACCCATCGTCGCCGATTCGGACGGCGGTGAGTTTTAGGACTAACCCCGCAGAACAACCCCAATACCCCTAAAACATCATGGCAAATATCAGAATCAAACGCCGCTTGACCGGCGCAGCAGGAGCCCCCGCAAGTCTTCTTTCGGGAGAGCCAGCATACAACAAAGTTGACGGAATCCTCTACATCGGCGACGGCTCCGCAGTCGTGCCAGTCGGTGGTGCCCACTACGCGACCGCAGCAGCCCTCGCCAGCGAGAGCAGCGCCCGCACATCGGCAATCTCCTCGGAGAACTCCCGTGCCGTTGCAGCGGAGCAAGCCCTCGGCACACGCATCGACAATGTTCTCTCGAATGTTGACAGTGCAGCCCTGGATAGCTTGACAGAGGTTGTGAGCGCTTTCCAGAGCGCAGATTCCAGCTTGAACGGAGCCATCACCTCCCTCTCTAACAGCGCCTCCTCGGCCCTCACAGCCGAAGTCAACCGCGCCACCGCAGCCGAGCAAGCGCTTGATGGCCGTGTCACCACAGCCGAGAGCGACATCAACGCCCTTGAGTCCCGTGCCACCAGCATCGAAGGTGCTGCCTCGACCCTCGCAGGCCGTGTCACCACAGCAGAGAATGACATCAACGCCATCGAGTCCGCAGCGACAACTCTCTCTGGCCGTGTCACCACAGCAGAGAGCGACATCGACTCCATCGAATCCGCTGCCACCACCCTCGCGGGTCGTGTGACCACAGCCGAGTCCGACATCAACGCCATCGAGTCCGCCGCAACGACCCTCGCCGGTCGTGTGACGACTGCCGAAGGCAACATCACCTCCGAGGCCAGCACACGCGCTTCGGCCGACTCAGCTCTCGATTCGCGTTTGGGCGCCATCGAGGCAGAAGTCGACGGCGGCAGCTTCTGATAGCTCCCCTCCCTCCCCACAGCGGCGGTGCGGTTCCAACCCGCCCGCCGCTCCACGGGGCCCCTTTCTTAAAACTTAATCCTTAAAACTTAAAACTTCCCTCATGGCCACGGTCATAAAACTCCTGCGAAGCACGGTCCCAGGCCGAGTCCCCACCGCCGCCCAAGTGGCCCAAGGGAGCCTCGCCTTGAACTTGGCCGACCGCCGCCTTTTCAGCAAAGACCACAACAACGAAGTTTTTAGAATAGCCCGCCCCCGCGACCCCAGCGACTACCAGCTCCTCCACGCTGCGGACGGTAACCACCTCTACCTCGGCCGCCTCGCCTGGGACGACTACCCCGCCACCGGCCCAGCAGAGGATTCCACCGCCTGGACTATCTACCGCATCACCACCAACTCCGCAGGCGATGTCGTCTCGGAGCAATCCGCCACCGGCGCGTGGGCGAACAAGGGGAATTTGAATTATGATTAGCCCACTCTACGGCCAACTCTCCCCGCTGCGCGTGCCGACAAAAGCCGTGCGCCAGCCCGTTTCCGATGCCCATGCAGAAGCCTATTTAGTAGCCGTGGAAGCCGCCGATTTAAATCTCATCGAGGATTCCGTCGCCGAAGCGATCAATAATTTCGTCGTCGGCTGCAAAGCCGATGGCATCTGGAGCGCCCTCAAAGCCTCCTGCATTCTCGCTGGCGCACGCACTCTCTCTGGTGCGCTCGTCCCACTCGTCGGCACGGCTCCAAGTCCTGTCAATTTTCTTCCCGCCGATTATTCTCGGAAAACAGGTTTAAAAGGGAATGCCACAACAAAACGACTAAATACAAATCGCGCCGATAATGCTGACCCGCAAAACTCAAAGCATTTTGCAGTTTATCAAACCGAATCGGAAATTCGCAATTTAACCGGAAGCATCGCCAAAACAGCGATTTCGGGGGGAAATGCGTTAACATCCAGTGAATTGTTGACTTTTAACCATGGACGCCGTTTCCGCCTAAACTCTGCCGCCGCAATTGCCACCGATACCGTCAGTTCGCTTTATTTCTGGGGCGCAAGCCGCAGCGGTGCATCGGCTCAAGTCATGCGGTTCAATGGTGCAAACACCAACTCGACGCTTGCCTCATCAACACCACCAACATCGGTGATTGGCGTATTTTCTAGAGGAGGAGCAAGCATCTCGTCGCCTTCGGATGCGAGGATATCATTTTACTCCATCGGCGAAAACCTCAACCTCGCCCTCCTCGATTCCCGTGTGTCCACCCTCATGACCGACCTCGCCGCCGCCATACCATGACACTCGCCGACCTCCTCCCGCAGACTGTAACCTACGAGACCGCGAAAGACCTTGCGCTGATCTTCTCGCCTGAACTCGCAGCGCAATTCTCCGCCGTCCAAGCTCTACACGGACATCCTCGATTTATAGTCGAGCCCGTCGATCTGGTCGATGGCCGCAAAATGCTCTGCGCGGATTTGCTGACCGAAGTCGGCCCCGGCGGGATTTACTCCGGCGGATTTGCGCATCTCCCCAGCGAGCTTTTCCCGCTCGTCGAAGTCCTCCCCATGTCCGAAGTCCTGCCACTACTCCCGCAACCCGAAGAAATCTAACCCAACCCACACCCATGCTCGAACAAGTCTCAACCTCCGTTAAGTTCCTGGCTTTTTTTACAGCCACCAAAACCGGCAAGACCGGACTCACCGTCACGGTCGATATCTACAACCCAAGCGGCACGCAGATCGTGACCGCAGGCAGCGCCACCGCCCTCGGCGGCGGGCTGTATAGCTACACGCTCTCGACCGACAATTCAACGGAGGGCGAATACGCCGCCATCTTCAAAACCACCGACGCCACCGTGGACGCCCAGCACATCCCAAGCCTCTGGGTCCTCGGTCGCGCTGGAGTCGAAAACCTCGACGCCGCCACCAGCACCCGCCTCGCTTCATCGGGCTACACCGCCCCAGCGAACTCAGACATCTCGGCAATCAAGGCCAAAACCGACAACTTGCCAGCAAGCCCTGCAGCCGTCAGCGACATACCAACCGCCGACATCGCCGCCATCAAGAGCAAGACAGACAACCTCCCCAGCGACCCCGCAGACCAAAGCCTCGTCGAGTCCGCCATCTCCGCCCTCTCGATCCCGACCGCCGCTTCGGTAGCATCCGCCGTCCGCACCGAACTCACGGAGATTTCCAACCTCGACGCAACGATCTCGAGCCGTTCAACCCTCACGACCGGCGACCTCCCTAGCGTGCCGAGCGCGGCCTCGGTAGCCACCGCCGTCCGCACCGAGTTGACCGAAATCTCGAACCTCGACGCCAGCGTCTCGAGCCGTCTCGCTTCGGCGTCTTACACAGCGCCAGCAAACTCGGACATCACCGCGATTAAGAGCAAAACCGACAACCTCCCGGCCTCGCCCGCAGCGGTCTCGGACATCCCGACCACCGCGCAAATCGCAACGGCAGTCGAAGGATCACTCCTCAACGAAGCCGACGGTTCAGCCGTGCTCAACGCCATCGTGGGCGCAATCGGGAACACCAACCTCAGCGAAGTTTCCCTCGTCGCTGCCGTCCGTGCCGACCTCGAGCGCGCTGGAGGTAAGATCGACAGCATCCCGACATCCTCGGCGCCATCAGCCTCAACAGTGGCCGGAGCTGTGCGAACTGAACTCGCAACAGAACTCGGGCGTCTGGATGCCTCGGTGTCTTCGAGACTCTCGCCATCCGGCACGCTTGCCACGGTGACAAACCTCACGAACGCGCCGGCATCAGTCACTCCCGCCGACATCTGGGACTACAATGCCCGCACGCTCACCAGCGCCAGCGGACCGACAGCGGTCGAGATTCGCCAGGAGATCGACGCCAATTCCACCAAACTGGATGTCGCCGTCGGAACCCGCCTCGCCGGTTCGGCCTACACCGCGCCAGCAAACAGCGATGTAGCCGCGATCAAAGGCAAAACGGATCTGCTCGAGACAACCCGTTTGGCGCAGTGCAGCACCGTCGCCACCACCGGAGCCCAACTCGCCGCCGCGCTGAGCTAACAATGGACACCCAACAAGCCACAGCCTCGTTCACCGGCCTGCTCGCTACAGCGACGGGGCTCACGGTCTCCATGCTGCCAGAGCTGGAAGCGTGGCTGCGTGTCGCCTCGCTCGTCATCGGCTGCCTCGTCGGCCTCGCCTCGCTCTACGCAATTCTACGCAACAGAAAACACCCCCATGAATAAAATCCTCTCACACTTAAAACAAAAATCCACCTGGGCTGGCATCGCCTCGCTCGTAGCCCTCACCGGTTGGCAGGTTAGCCCCGACCAATTTTCGGCCATTAGCGCCGTGATCATCGCGCTCGCAGGAGCCTACGAGGTGATCCGCAACGAGAAGAAATGAACGCCCCAGCCAAGGTCTCTGCGATGGCTCTGCTGATCGGCTACATTTTTGTGACCATCTCGTTTTTGACCGGCTGCTCCACGCTCGGCATTTCTCTCGAAACCGACTACGGCAGGTTTTCTTACACCCTCCCCGAAATCCCCGCGCTCAAGGACAAGTGACCACAGAGGACACAGAGAGCACAGAGGCGGAACTTAAAACTTAATTCTTAATTCTTAAAACTTCTGATGCTCCCCCCGAGCCGCCCCCAGCAAGCCAAATCCAAGACGCAAGCCCTGCTTGTAAAAGCTCGCGTCGCCGATGAGGTCGCGCTGGTGGGTATTCGCGGCTACTACCGCGCAACGATGGGTGATCCGGCCAAGAACGACCGAGGCATCTATGATGACGCCATTTTTCTCGTTTCGCCAAACGCCTACGCAACATTCAACGCCAACACCGATCCCTCGATCCGCCGCCAAGGCATCGCTGTGCTGAAACCCGGCGTCCACCGCTACCGCAAAGGCAAGCACGGCCTCAGCAAGCCCGGCGGCGGCTACCCCGCCCTCCGCCCCGCCACGCCTGGCGAACAACTCCCTGTCCACCGCGACGGCGAAGGCGACTCCATGGGTATCGCCATCAACATCCACAAGGGCGGCACCCGCACCACAAGCAGCGAAGGCTGCCAGACGATCCACCCCAGCCAATGGCCCGCGTTCGTTGCCCTGGTCTACTCCGAGATGGACCGCGCCAATCAGAAAACCATCCCCTATTTACTCGTCGAGGAGGGCAACGCATGAGCCGCCTGCGCAAACCCAAAACCTCCCCACCCAAAGACCGCGAAGCCGTGCTGCTCCAAGTCCGGCAGCTCCTCGCCGAGCATTTCGATGTCGGCCTCTGCATCGTGAGTTGGGAAGCGGAGGGCGAGACTTTCTACATGGATTTGAAATTCGGCAACGACTACGCCGCCCGCGCCCTGTGCCGAGAGGCCGACGAAATTTTGTGGCCTTACGAAACCGAAGACGAAGACGAGGAGGACGACGACGAATGAAAACCAACAAACTGCAAAACATCGTTCACGCCAGCCAAGTCACCGCCGCGCAGAACGAAGCCGCACAAGCCCGCTCCCAGCTCGAAGCCGAGCGCCGCGCCCACGCCGAAACGATCAAGGCTCTGGAGCGTTCGCGTTTCACCAAAGCCCCGCGCAAGGTCACGCCAGCCACATCGAAGGCCGGAACCGGCGACATCATCGAAGTCATTTTCTCCGATGTTCACGGCAACAAGCACGACCCCGCCGCGATGGCCGCTTTCCTCGGTGATCTCAAAACCCTCAACCCCGACCGACTCATCATCGGGGGCGATTTTATTGACTGCGGCGGCTTCCTCGCCGAACACCACACCCTCGGCTATGTCGCCGAGACCGAGGATTCCTACGAAGACGACATCGCCGTTGCCAACAGCCTCCTCGACCAAATCCTCGCCGCCGCCTCGCCCTCCGAATGCCACTACATCGAAGGCAACCATGAATGGCGCGTCGAGCGGTGGGCGCTCACCCAACGCCTCGCGCACCACAAGGACACCGACCTCCTCCGCCGCACCTTCTGCCCCGAGCATGTGTTGAGGCTCAAAGACCGAGGCATCCACTACTACCACCAAGGCAAAACCCACGGCGACTGCGACACGCCTGGCTGGGTCAAAATCGACAAAGCCTTCTTCGTTCACAAAATCAGCAACGCCCGCGACGCCGCCGGGCAAGCCATGGCCAAAGCCGCTGCGAACATTGTATTCTTCGATACCCACCGCGCCGCCTACAAGCCCATGCACCTCCCCGGCGTCGGCCTCATTTCCGCATGGAACCCCGGCTGCCTGTGCAAACGCCAGCCCCTTTACGCCAACACCCGCCCCACCGAGTGGACGCACGGCTACCTCGTCCGATTCATCAGCAAAAAGACCGGCAACTTCCAGATGGTGAATGTCACCATCAACGAAGGCACCAGCTACGCCAGCCTCCTCCTCAAACCCAAGTCCGCATGAACAAACTCGCCGCCATCGCCCTCAAGCACAAAGCCCTCAAATACGGCATCCCTCCGAACCAAGGCTGGCTCACCCGCCAGCAAGCCGCCCGCCAACTCGGCTGCCCCGAGCGCAATGTCCACGACCTCCTGCGCGACGCCATCGAAGCCCGCGACATCGAGACCAAAAAGTTCAGCGATTGGGACGCCGCCACGATGCGCCCCGTGCAAGTCACCTGCTACCGCATCATCGAACCCGGCACACCCAAGCCCGCCAAATCCTCTGCCAAGCTGTCGGAAAAAAGCCCACATATTTCTTACAAAACCTCGGACTCCATCGCAGGCATTCCGGCCCATTTGCTCGACCGGGTGCAATCCGTCCTTGCCCGCCATCGCGGCAAGACCCCCAGCCAACTTGCAGACCTGATGCGATTCAAAGGCGAGCCGCGCATTAGCGCCAAAGCCATCCGCGCCCTCCTTGACAAGCCCCCGCAGAATAGAAGGTAGATGCCCGATGACCAAACCATAGTCGAAGGCGATGCCGGATTCCTCGGCATGGCCTCCCGCTTGAACCCGCTGCAACTCCAGCCGGGCATGGTCCAGTATGTCGAAAACATGCGACTCGACCGAGGCGTCGCCCAGACGCGCAAAGGGGCCAAACGCCTGGGCGACGGCATCGCCGCAGGATCGCAGCCGCTGGTGCTGCCGTTTGTGCTAGATGCAAACGCCCGCGTGCGCACGATCTATTCGGGCGGAATCTTCGCCAGCGGCGTCTTCTCCTCGCCGAACTACAACGATGAGAATGAATACATCGTCCTCTGCGGGCCTGCCTCGGCTTTTCTTTACCGCCAAGGGGACTCTATCGAGGAAATAAGCTACCCGCCGGACGAGATCATTGAAGCGACGGATAGCGTCTCGACGATACAGGCTTTCAACCGGTTCTACCTCCTGCGTGATGCCGACATGACTCTGCCTGGCTGGGATTGGAAATACACCACCGCCAGCGGCATCGCGGTCTCTGGCACCACGGCCACCGTCCACATCGCCGCCCATGGCCTCGCTGCTGGCCAGCGGGTGCGGATCGAGGAGGGGAACCAAGCGGCATTCCAAGGCCATGAGTTCGACATCCTCTCGGCCTCGACAAATTCTTTCACCATCGCCGTGCCCTCTGGCACTGCGCCGGATGTCTCCGCCAACATCGCAATCCGCCGAGTGAAACCGCCTCTGTGGTGGGATGGCTCGATGGTGACATTCCAAGGAGCCGAGGCGGGCGTGCCTGCGGCGGGCGTCACCTACAAGCACCTACGCTCATGCGCGTGGGCGGCCTATATCGGCAACCGCCTCTGGATCCCTGATGGCCGTGATACGGTGGCGATCTCGGATGTGTTGGATCCTGATCTGTATGATCCCTTTTTCCAATCCTTCCGCGCCAACCAAGGCAGCAACGACTACCTGGTGGCGATCCATCCGTGGGTGGAGGGGCAGGCGCTGGTCTTTATGCGCAACTCGATATGGCTGGCCAACCTCACCGACACCAGCAATGCGACCGGCGACACTTTCACGGTAGATTCTGCCGTTTCCCGACTCACACTGCTCACCGACGAGATCGGCTGCGTAGCGCGGCGCTCGATCCAAACGGCTGGGCAATTTGTCTTTTTCCTTTCGGATGCTGGAGTTTACCGGCTGGATACCCAGCTCGACCTTAAACTCCGTGCAAATACGCAGCCGCTCTCGGATCCCATCGCTGACCAACTCGATGAGATCAATACGGACTACGCTCACCTGGCGGTGGGCCGGTGGTGGAATAATCGCTACTACCTCGCTGTGCCGGTCGGTAAAAATGCGACGACGAATAATACTCTCTTTTTGTGGAATGCGCTGAATGCGCAATGGGAAAGCCGTGATACCTACTCGGTAAATCTGGATGAGCTGCTTGTCGCTGCATACTCCAGCCAGCGCCGCCTCTTCGCCGCTAGCCGTGCGGGAACCTTATTTATCCTAGACGAACTTGAGTATGGAGATGAGGTGCCGTATTCCAATGCGGAAGACCTCTATACTGACATCCGTGCAGAACTCATTACCCGTCGCTATGGGTGGGGGAGTCTCAACGCGAAGCGGCTACTGCGAGCGAAGTCAAGTTTACTCCTTCCTGCCGCTTCCTCTTGCTCGCTGGATGCGGTGACGACGGACTACGATGCGGACTTTCAAATAGCCTCGATGGATAACATGTCTGGCAATGAGGAGGACTACACTCTCAAGGCCCCGCTGCGCTGCAAGGCAACTGGACTCGACATCCGATTCCGAACTCAGAGCGGTAGGCCAACCCTGCGCCAAATCAGCGCGGAGGCTGCGCGCTCGTCTTTCGACCACACTGAAACCCGCACTTTG